CTAATTGATCCGCTTGTTGCCTTTGCTCAATGAACTTGCGCTGATTGGCAATAAACCCTGTTTTACCTAGAGCATTTTTAGCATTCTCACGAATTGCTTTTAGTTGCTCTCTGCTATAGCGTTTACCATCCTTTTCTGCAAGATATTCATTGCCCTCGTCATCATATTTATCCTCTTGCATTAGACTTTCCACTGACCAATCAAGTAGTTCCTCGATTTGATCTGCTTGCTTGTCTAATTCAGCAGGATCTAAGATGTCTGCAACAGGGCTATTAAGATCGGCAGTTGCAACTTCCTGTTTAGGTTGACTTTCCTGTTGAACTTGCTCAAGCTGTTCCTGAGCTTCCTTCTTCTGTGCTGTCAACTTATTGATTCTCTTTAGCATCTTATCTCTGCCAAGAGCGTCAGTTAGTTGTTGTATCTGCTCTTCTGATAACCCTTCGGTATCAATTCCCAACTGTGAAAGAACATCGCTGCTTTCGCTATCTTCTGAGATAGGCTCATCTTCCGCTTCTGTTTCCGAAGATTCACTTTCGCCATCGGATTCTTCTGCTTCTGATTCTCCTGACAATTCATCAATTAGCTCTGTTGAACTGTCTGACTCGTCAGGATTATTTTGCTCTACTTCCCCCTCTCCCTCTGCTTCAGGCTGTTGCTCTTCTTGTGGAAGACTTTCATACCTTTGCGTTAATCGAGAAACGAGTTCTGTTTCGCTAATATTCCCAGATGCTTCTTCATTAGAGACGCTTGCATCAGTAGCGTCTGATTGTGTTTCTGCCATAGGTCTAACCTAAGATGTTATATATTATATTGTGTTTTTAGTTTTTGTCAAATCTGCCCAAAATCTAACTATTTTGGATGTCCTTGACGTTATCAATCAGAGAATCATACGCTGCAATCATCCCTGACGTGGTAAAGTGTAAGTTTGTGTCTTTTATGACAGCAGGTGTCTGTAGATTCTTTAATGCATCCTCTCTTAATAGAGCTACATACTCTAAAAAGTTTCTGAAGTGGTCAGAATCCTTTAACACCTTGATTGATACTTGAATTTCTTCTTCTTTTGCCATTCTTTCTTTCTATGATGCTGCTCCGAATCCACCAGATGGTCCACCTAATCTACCGATAACAGCGTTTTGTTTTTGTTGAACTTGAAATTGTCTCTTCTTCATGTAGTCCTCGAATCGTGCTGCAAATGCCTCATCCTCTTGGAGTGCTTCCTGAATATCAGGTTGTTGTGCCCACTGCATTGCAATCTGCATTTTAACCTCGTGAGCATCATTTTCTTTGACATCCAATGGGAAGCCGTTTTTAACCTCAGTTAGTGCTCTACGCTCTTCCTCATACATTTTCTGAGATGCTGTAGATTGCGGTAAGATTAACTCATCCCAACCTGGCCATAAGTGACCTACCGCCTTTTTGAGCAGCGACTCCGTATCCAACACCCCATTCTTATCAAGCGTGGAACCGAGTTGTGCAGTGGCTGTAGCTTTTTCGATAACATTTGACGGGTCTTGATTACTCGCATCGAAACTGAAGTAGAAGTCGTATCTATTTGATGCCTCTCCTTTTTGGAATCTCTGAATTTCATTTACACCTATTACCCTGAAGTATTCTTCGTCAGGTCCATATTGTTGATACAAGCTCCATATTTGGTCAAGTGCCTGACTCAAGTGACTAAAAACTCTATTCATAAGAGCTTGCTGTTTGTTTGAAATCTCTACAGGGTCAGAATCATCATCAGCAAATCCAAAATACTTATTGAATTGTCGCTTGATTTCTTCGCGCATCTCAAGAGTTCCTTGATCGAAGTTTGGAATGTCTGCAAATGAGTATTCACCAGGCGATCTTACACCTAGCCAAACACCAGGACCCCAAGCTTTAGGTGGTCTGCCAATTGGATGCTGTAATGGGGGAAGAGTGGCGAGAGAATTGCGGTCGATTTGGGAGTCAATCTCTACTTTTAATTGGTGCTGTAATGATCTCCCTACTTCTGCGTAAGATCTCGTTTCATACAGCCTTTTAGACCATTCTTCTAACTTAGTGACTACAATCGGGTAGCGTCCATGAGCGTAGTCAAGAAGTTGGTGTTTTGCCCATGTTTGTTCCAGTTGACCTGCGTGACCTGCGTTATCCCCGTGAACTTGAGGATGAAAGACTGTGCAGTAGATACCAGGAATACCATCTTCATCGTGTAGCTTTTGATAGCAATAGATGACTCTGATTGTCTGGTCGTCATATAGGTTAAATTCTATGTTTCTCTCGCGGTGGGTCATTCTGCTATAATCTATATCAGCCTCATTGTGAGTAGCCTGTAGATTATTAATTGCATACTCTACCCAATCTTCATTCCACCCGTCATCTCTAACCTTTGCTCTAAGCTCTTGAGGGCTATGATATGATGCCACAAAGAAATAAGGTGCATCTTGTGGGTCGATTGTCCATGCAGGAAAGAAAACGTCCTCATCTGGTGCAAGTGCCTTAATAGCGGGTCGATTGACTGTCTGTGTGGGTATTCCAAGGCTAGATTGACCAGTTTCTCTTAGTTCAGTGATGAATTTCTTGGCTTTTTTCTTACTAACCTCTAGTGCTTCCGATAGTCGAGATGTGAGTTCTTTGTCAAACTCTTCTGAGATAATTGATTGTGCAAGTTCGGGGTCTTGTTGCGCTAAATCTTCCAAGGTAAATGTCTGTAGAGTGCGCTCTTCCTTCTGCTCCCAATACTGAAAAGTGACCATTAATCCCTTCTCTAGCAGGTGATTGCAAGCCACTTCCATTTCGCGTTTAAACTCTTTGATCTTCGTGTTAAGCATCCACTTCATAAAGTTGGATACTACTGCTGATCTCTCTATGTCATCATCCTCCACAGGAGTTGCCATGAAATCAGCCTTATTAATTGAGTTCATTAGCATATCAACGTGAGTTCTAATCGCGTTGTCTACTAGCCATACATCCTGATCTGAAGCACCATCCCAAGGAAAAGGCTTCTGTGTTGTGGTTGCTCGAGCGTGTTTGCGGTTGTCTCTCGATTTACCAGGCCAAATATTAAATCTAGTATCAAAGCCGTTCTGCTGTGCTTCTAGGAAATCAGTCAACTGTGACCGAGTTTCCTCATACGCAGCAGCTAATTGTGATATATCTGGTGTGTCCTGAAGAAACTGAAGAGCATCCTCTTTTGGGTCTGTTTTTTGTTGATGAAATGCCATAATAAAGAAATAACTACCTTTTTTTCACTAATAAGAACATAATGTATTCACTTTTTTTCATTTGTCAAATCGGTGTTAATATCCACCCGCGCATTCCGTTCCCACGCTGTAATTGCTGCCTATATAGATAGGATCAGATACACACAAATATCTCACGCAGTCAACAGGATCTTTATAAGCTTCCTCGCGCGACACTCCCATATACTCCAACATTGCTGTAATTGTGTTTTCGCAACGATCAGAGACATATAATCTAGGTCTATTTTCGTCAGAGAGAGGTTTGTTACTATCCCATGCTAGATAATCATTGATTTTCCCTATACCCTGATCCTCGTCATCGGCAGGTGCGGGTTTGAAATAGAAGCCCAAATTACCCATCTCTTGAATGATGTTAGTCTCTCCTGAAGCAGCCTGTTGCGTGTATTTGCCCATTCTAGGGTCAATGATGCGCTCAAATATCTCTGCTTTTCCTTCAATGTCTATGATGGTCTGTTTATATTCCTCATATCCATAACCTAGAGGTCTTTGACCACCTCCCGCTTTTCCGATAGGTTTACCTGCTGCATTTGTCCAAGGTAATGCCCATTCGCCCATCGTGATGTCAGGAAACTCAGCATATATATAAATGTCCTCCCGATAGTCCACAGCAGCCCATAGCATAAACCAAGGCTTAGAACCCGCAGGATCGCATATATGGTATCTAGTAACTTTATGGTCTGGATCTTTAACAAAAGGTAAATCATCGTGGGGAATTACATTAACGTGCCTATTAAAGCGAGGTAGCCTGTTGTGAAAGGCTTTAGAAGGGACTCCATGAAGACGCGCAAGCTTAATTTCTAGCGGTTGACCTGAGAATTGCGCTTCTAGTGCATCAGACTCCACAAATGGGTTATCTCTAGTCCACCAATAGTAGACATTCATGTTTGCGAACTTCTTTGATAGCTGCTTAACGGGCAGTTTCATGTTCACATAGTCAGAGTGCCTTTTTTCTACCGTTTTTGCACCATTAAGTATCTCAGAAACTAAATCTGTCCACCCCTGTAGCGTTGTAAACGTGAGTAGAAGCTTTCCTCTATAGTCAGTGAGCCTCGATAATAGCGTAATGACAAGGTCTTTAGGTGCTTCTTCGTCACACCAGATAAAATGAGCTTTAAAACCCTCTGCAACTTGTTTATCATGCTGATATTGCTTATAATTGTTGAAATAGATATAAGACCCCTTTTTTCTGCCAGGATGTGGAGGTAAAATCAACTTATTGTCAGTAAACCCATTCTTTTGCGAATATTGAATACTATGATTAGGACCCTTTTTTTTGGTCATATTCTTATACTTCTCAGGCAGCATAGCCCAAACCATAGCTTGTTGGTCTTGGATAGATCGTTCCTCAGATACATGAAAGCAGCGAATTTCGGCTTCAGGGATGTTTTCTAATAACCATACTACTAGTGCTGCTGAGAAAAACGATTTTCCTGAGTTGTGGTGAATGGCTCCCCCATGATAATAATTGTGATATACTGGAACATTAAAATCCCATACGCTATCATTTCGGAGGTATTCGACCTTTTCTATCTTGACAGAATAGGTTTTTATGCTATTATCTCTAAAATATGGTAAGAAAACATAGAATAAACTATCCTGTGGAACAGATTCGCCAATGGATTGAGCAAGACGGCAAAACGCAAGCCTGGATTGCTCAAGAACTATCGAATACTGTTGACGATCGAATAACACCAAAGCTGATTTACAAAGTCTGTAAAAAGCATAACATAAATTGCCAAAGAACTGGCCCTCGTAGCGGTTCTGATCACCCAAAGTGGAAAGGAGGTCGCTGTCTAAATAAGAGTGGATATTGGGAAATATTTCTGCCAGATCACCCCATGGTTGTCCAGAGGAACAAAGCATTGAAGGAGAAACATAGGGGAGAGAAGAAATATATTCACCCAAATAACTACTACTTAGAGCATAGATACGTTGCAGAACAAAAATTAGGTCGTGTTCTTTCTCCCGAAGAAGTTGTTCATCATCGTGATGGAGATACTCAGAATAACCATCCAGACAATCTTGAAGTTTTTCCAAGCAATGGAGCACACCTTGCTGCGACCCTAAAAGGGAAGTGTCCGAACTGGTCAGAGAACGGAAAGAAGAAGCTGAGGGCATTTCAGGATCTCCGAAGAATGAAAGCAAAAGCTCGTCACCACTTTTTAGATGTCCTACGCTACGGTATCCAACAGGAGTTAAAACTCGATGAGCCTTGGAGCAAGCAAAAGACATCTCGTTGGGCAGATGAACACGATATATCTCTTGAGACTCCTTTTTATAAGGTTTCTCTGCTTTTGCTTGAACAAGCTTAACTCCATCCCAAGCTAATACATGAAAGTCAGTATCTATCTCAGATATTGGCTTTTTTGCGTCAGCCACAGGATCATAGATCAATGACTCTGGCGCTAAACAACGATTTCCACCGAACACTGTAGCAGAAGTCCATTCTGACCAATCACTTAGAACTTTTTGCCAACAATGCAGGGTAAATGTCCACTCCAACGGATCTTGAGTTGCCCAATCTTCGTGGTTTTCGATGATGTCAGCCAATTTCTCTGCTCCCGCAGGATTTCTGGCTATGAGTGCTTCAGCCTGTTCTGTAGATAGGTTGCTTTTTAATATGCCCCTCTCTATCCTAAAGGTATCAGAATCCCAAGGAAAGCCAAATTCAGGCTGAACATCACTAGTATGTATCCTCTTGCTACTCGTTTTTGACATACTGATTCCTTATATAGTCT